TTACCAAGACGGACGGTAGGAGCCAGAGTTGCCGATGTAGCGTCTGCACCTTCAATCGCAGCGTTAGCTGTAGTAGCAGCAGCCAGCGAGTCAGTCTGCCATTCGTGGTAGACAGCAGTTGCCTTAGTCTTGCCAATAGAAGACATAAATGGTGTCTCAGTTGGCGAGATGTCATAGATGATGTCGGTCAAATCTTCGCGCTGACCAATTGCGCTATGTGCTGTAAATGTAGGCATGATTTAATTCCTCATAAGAAACGTTCAAATGCTTTAGCGGCATCAGCAACCCTTCCGGTCTGCCTAGCCTTGGCTTTTAACTTTTTCAGTTCCTCGTTACCATCACGACCTTGGGAAACGCCAGACTTCATTACTTTAGGAGCCTCGTTTACCTTCTTCGTGATTCCCGGCTTTGCAGACTGTAATTTGTCGTACTGCATTGCCTTCCATAACGTTAGAACCTGACGAGAATCATAGATTCCCGCTAATTCCTGTTCCGAGAAACCTAGTTTCTGACCAAACTCCCGCAGTTCCCGACGAGCTACCTCACCCTTCTGTGGGTCAGCATACTCAGGTATTGCCTCTGCCAGCTTACGAGCTTCAGCCTGTATCACATGACCGAGTTGCTCCTGACGTTCCTGATCCTGTTGCTGTGCAATTCGCTGTCGTTCAGCCTGAACTTGAGCTAACTGCTTTTCCCGCTGTGATAACTCTGCAACCTTAACTGCGTACCCAATAGGGTCGGTTTCCTTCAGATAGTCCAGATTCTCAGTTTCTGGCTGCTGGTTAAGCATCTGCTCAATTACCTGCAACCGTTCTGCGTATTGGTCACGCAGATACCTAGCTTCCTCGATACGCTGCCTCTCTGCTTCTACGGCTTTGCGTTCTTCTGCTACGGCTTGCGATTTCTTCGTATAGTCTGTGCCAAGTTGATAAGACTTGATAAGCTCATCAAGGGTTACCTCTTTTTCCTCACCAGCGGCTTTCACCCTGTATTTAGGAGGCTCCTCGGCTTCTTCATCGCCTTCATCTTGTTCTACCTCCGATTCGTCATAAGACTCCTCGGATTCGGCTTCGCTATCATTGGCTTCGAGTTGGGTTTCCGGTTGTTCCTGTTCGGAGCCTTCTTGCCCACCCATAAGACCCATGATAGCGTCGGCTGCACCACCTACGTCTAACTGAGTATTCCCTTCCGGGGTCATACTTCCAGTATCGCTCATATATATTTCCTAAATTATATCGGGAACCGCCCGACTCGGATTATAAAATCTTTAGTTTTTTAGCATCAATCTTCTTCTGTGCCGATAACCCTTCAAGGTACGTTTCGACAATATCTAGCGTCCTAAGCGTCATGTATGCCTGTTCTCTGGTCGAGATGTCATCATACTGGCTCAATGCAAACTTGTTAAGTTCTGCTGTCTTTAGTTCCGACATCATTTGCTGGAACCACTCATCTTTCAGCAGATTCTCAGCCCAAAGAGATTTGTCCATTTGAACCCTTAGTCAGATTGCCAAGTTCCCTGATAGCCTTCAGGACAATATCAGCCTGTTTGTTGCGGCTATCCTCGTCAGCCAAGTCCATAGCCAGAATCGCTTGCAACTGCTTGACCGCTAGTTCTGCCTCACGAATCCGCATATCTGCTGCGTTCTGCTCTGCCTTCATCGCCATCTCAATACCCTTACGAGTATATTCAGCCTCTAGCGATTGTTTCTCTAGTTGCAACTTAGCCGCCTCAATCTGAGCCTTAGCCTCAGTTTTCTCACGCTCAACCTCCGCAATTAGACGAGTAGCCTCTGCTTGCATATCTGGCTGTGGCTCCTGTGGCTGCGACAATTGTGCGTTCTGCTCAGGGCTGATCTCGTTAATGAAAGCCTTAGCATCCTTGAAGCCAGCCGATTCAATCAGTCTAGCCAAGGTATCGCGGTATTGCCCGACAGATACCAGAGGATTCGATGTGCCAAACTGAGTCAAGGCTTGCTCCTGCTTGCCTAGAATCATTTGGAGCATGGCTAGCTTCTGATCCCGGTCACCTGAGCCCAAGCCTACGTTAATGGCAACGTCATACTGATTTGTCCATGTACGAGGGTCAAACTGCACAAACTTGCCACGCATACGGACAATCTTGGCTTGGTCTTGGTATTTGCCCAATAGGTGCAAAATGCCCTTAAATAGCGACTTAACGCCTGTCTCAGCAAAGATTCGAGCGATCAGTTCTAGCTTGCCGGAGTTCGACTTCATCATCGCGGCAATAGCCGTAGCCGATACGTTATTCAGTACGTCAGGGTCAAGACCCTGTTGCTGGTCGCTAACGCCTGTACGTTTAGCCTGAACCTGATCCATGTACTCAAGCATCGGGAAAGCCTGAGCCGTTACCGCAGGAACCTCGATAGGCTGCAAAGCACCAGCCGACTTCATGCGGATAATCCCGCCCGGAGTAGCGTTTAGCGCATCATCCAAGTTCACCTGACCATCAACAACCCCGATACGAGCATTGTTCGTTAGGTACAGGTTATCGAGCATCTGACGGGTAACAGTGGACTTGATTAGCTGGATGTCCATTGTCCGGTCTGCCAAGCTCTGACCAAAGAACTTGTGCGGAATAGGGATAGGACACAGGCTATGGAACGGAACTAGGTCACATTCCTCGTCATCCAAGATTTCGCTACCAGCATAGACGATCTTCCGCAGTTCAGCGATACCGTCACCATTAACGTCGATCTTGATATAGCACTCGTAGACCTCACAGACCTGCATCGTAGGGTCAAGGCTGATATTCTCGTCCGGCTGCTCACCCTGAGAGAATCGGGCTACTCGCTCGACTGTGTACTGAAGATCATCGTAAGAAGGCAATCCCTCGACCACATCCTTATCAAACCCCATCGCTACTAACTCTGAACGAGTCAACAAGCGACGATGAGCCACAAACGGGCTATCCTCAATAGTTCTTGCCGATTTGCTAATCAGGAATTCTTCTGGCGGTACGTTCTCAATCTTGACGCAACCGTATTTCTTGACCTTCTTGACCTTGACCGAGTACAGCGGAATCTGGATCTGGAAACCCATCGGATCAACGCCACCATCGATAAACTCGACGTTCTGGCTGACCACCTCGATAGCAGGATCAGACAGTAGCAGGGCTAATTCATCTTCAGTTAGGTTCTTGTAGGACTCTTTATTGACATCCTCTTTGGCATCCCAGTACGCCTTGACTACGCCGACCTTCATCATCAGCGCGTCTTTGAACCAGTTATGCAGGAGGATCAGACCGTCATTCTCACGGTAGAACACCCAGTTACAGTAGTCCGTAGCCTGTCTAGCAGACTGCTCATCTTCTGGAGTCTGTGGCTCAAAAGAGACAATATCCTCGGTAGTCGTAAAGACTCGGATAAGTTGGGGTAACGCACCGTCGATAGCCTCAGCTACCTCACCAGTGACGATCTGGCTGCGTCCTTCAATCTCGTTACCATAGGGATAACGTAGGTAATACTCTAGGGCTTTAGCCCGTTGATCTGTTGTCTCGGTATCAATGTACCCAATAGAGTTATCGATTTCATTTTCGATAATGCTCTTGATCTGACCGTCATCCATCTTCATAGCAAATCCTTAACGGGTTTTGCTGATTATACAATCCATTTAGTAGAAATTGGCAACGTTGTCTGCCATGAACTGTCATTCTCGTCAAGACCTATAGCCAGATAGCGGAAAGCGTCACTCATATGGCTAGACCAGTCATGTAGCGGCTTCTCATAGAATATCTGACGTTTCTCGTCATGCTCCCGACGGTAGTTCCTCAGCGCATCTAGCCCCGGCTTAACCCTCGGATGAAACCAGCACCGAGGCAGCAATCGTCTAACAGCCTGTATCCCGTCAGCAACCGACAATCTAGGCGCAACCGTTATCGATAGTCCTGCTTCCTCTAAGACTTCCTTACGGCTCTTGCCTGTGCCTAGCTCCCTAACCTGTACGTCATGGGGCAGGATTTGGGTGAACCCTGCATAGTCATTCTCTTTAAGCCAGCGGACGTACCAATCTAATCCCTGTCCATGGTTTTCGACGCAATCGAGTAATCTAACCTCTTTTCCAGCCAGTTGAGCAACCCATATAGCAGTTGAGTCACCCATGCCAAGATCCCATGCAACAAAGCTACGACACAGATCGTCGCGAGGAAAGTCAGTAATATGACTATCCCTTTCAAGGTCGTTAATAATTTTGCCATAGTAAGACCCTTCGACCGCTGCGTTAAAGGAACATTCGAACTCTTGGTTGTACCGATCCTCACCCATCTCTCGATAGGCAGCTTTAAGCTCTGAGTCCGGCAAGACTCCTGTTTCGCTAGCCTTGAACTGTAGGAATCGCCAGCCTTCCTCGGTCTTAGCCCTGTCCGCTAACTCAGCGAAATGGTTATTACCTTTAGGAGTGCCAATGAAACAAGCCCACCCAATACGGTCGGCAAGAGCAGGTCGGACGATTTCGTTCCAAATACGTGGGTTCTGATCGCCAACTTCGTCGATAACCACGCCATCAAAATACTGCCCCCTAAGACTGTCAGGATTATCAGACCCGTATAGACTAACCCTACGCCCATAAAAATCAGCACGTAACTCAGAGACATTGTAGGTAGCTCCTAGTGATCTGGTGTACTTCTGAAGGTAATCCCACGCTACCCTTTTGGCTTGTCCGTAGGTAGGCGCAATGTAGGCAAATCGTGGGTCTGGCTTGTCGCACTCGATAGCGGACTTGATGAGATGGTTGATAGCGGCTACAGATTTGCCCATACGACGGTGAGCAACCACCACAGTAAAACGATGCTGCTCAATCGCATCATGTATCTCTAGCTGCTGATCTCTGGGATCGTAAGGAATGACAATCTCTGTCACTTAACGAATCCGCAGTTCAGGCACTTGTTGTTCACTAGGAACGCGCTGCAACTTGGGCAATTCACTGGCTTGTAGCTCATTTCTTCCCTCCCCATCTGATAACCATCTCTTGAGCTTCCCCGTCCTTACCTGTCACCTCAGTCCTTGCCAGCTTAGGTATATGGTATTCACTCAGCTTCTGCATTAGGTCTAGTGCCTTAGCCGGATCAGGCTTTAACCCTAGCACCTCATCGCCTTCAGCTACCCTCTGTAGCCACCTGTCCATGTAAGGCACGTTCTTCTCTAGCAGAGTGGCTATAGCGTTACGCACTACTGTAGTGGACTTGTTAAGACTTCCTGCTGGTCTGCCCTTCCCTGCGTTAGTTAAGCCGGGATATTTATTTTCTTCATCTTTAGTGATTTCTGTTTCCATTTTTGCATTATCCTCTGGATGTCATGCTTACTGATTACGGCTTTTAATCGTAAGTAATCCCTCATTCTTTGGGAATACAACGTAGTTACTTGTTTGTGGGAATGTCTTTACTCCAAAGCCTTCTATGCCTTTTTCTACAATGTAGTCATCTAACTGGCTTTTTGTTTTAAAACTTATAACATCTCCATACGGCTGACCTTTGTAAGTGGTTTGAGCCTTAAAATTCCCACGACTTCCTTCGTCTAAATACTTTACTCCGGGAATTCCTGCCCTCCGCATAATCTCAGAGCCTTTAGCATCGTTCCCAACCTTTTGTATTAAATCAAATCCAATATCATTTAAGTCAACATTGTATTTTGTTGCCAAATTTCTAATATGTTTAGGTTGATCTTTTAATTCTTTATCATAGTCAAGCATCCTTCTGGCACTTGAGTCTGGCAAATCAACTGTATATAAATATCCTTGATGTGGTTGTAAGCCACCTTTTTTCTTTATTTGCTCCAACAGTTGCAAATCTTGTCTTGCCATATTTGCTGTTGGTGTTGCTCCTTTTGCTATCTCTCTAGCCTTTTCAATAGCATCATCTAATTTATTTTTATTGACCAACGATCTAACATTCAAATGCTGTATATTTCTTGGGGAAAACAATTCTCCAGAAGGAGTTGCAAAAAAATCAGCAGAAATATCTTTTTGATATTTTTCTCCAGTTCCTTTAGCGCCGCCTAAATAATGCCCATAGGCATACATTTGATTTCCTTCGCCAGTTCCTATCTTTGTTGGGTCAAATTCACCTAATACATTCTTTGCTGTTGGCGAAAATAAATGAGCAGTCCCGTGATAAACAGTTGGAGCCGCTAC